GAGCCTTGCCGACATTATCGGCGTCATCGAATCCGCCGACCTGCAGGGAAACGCTCGCGTCCGCTTCAGCAACCGGCCGGAAGTGGACCCCATTTGGCAGGATGTCCGGGACGGAATCATCCGCAACGCCAGCGTCGGAGCCGTAATACACAAGCTCATGGACATTACGGAGAAGGACGAAAATGGAAAAGAGAAATCCGTCAAGTCTTATCTGGCCGTTGACTGGGAACCCATGGAAGTCAGCCTCGTTCCAATCGGCGCCGACCCCAATGCCGGGCTCCGAATCCAGTTCGAGGATGAATCAAAGATCTCGGATGCGGAGATCGTCTCCGCTTCCTTAACCAGGGCTGATTCAGCCCACATGGAGGATTTCACCATGAACACGAACAAGTCCACCAATGCGGGCGAACAGGCCCGCACCGAAGAGACTGCTGCTTCTCTGCAGCCGGCAGAAAATGAACAACAGAACCTCCGCGACTCAGGCGTCGAGGCCGAAAGGACCCGTGTCAAATCGATCATCGAGACCGCGAAGGCCTGCGGCCTCGAAGCGTCTTTCGGAGAACAGCATATCAATTCCGGAACCCCCATCGAGGAATTCCGACGCCTGGCAATCGACGAGCGTGCCCGGCGGTTCAAACAGGAAGTGCAGATCAGAACCCCGGCCGACAGTCCGCTGCTCCACGAGGAATCCGACGTCCGGCGCGCCGCCATGAGCGATGCCCTCATGAATCGCTTCAATCCCAAAAAGTATTCTCTGGATGAAGCTTCGCGGCAGTATGCCAACCTGACGCTGCTTGAAATAGCAAAGGACTGCCTGGACGCCAAGCGTATTCGGTATCGCGGCCTCGATAAAATGGCGATTGCCAAGCTGGCTTTCCAGTCAACATCAGACTTCCCATACATCCTGGAGAATGTGCTGAATAAGAACCTGCGGTCAGGCTACGAAATCGCCGATGCCCTCTCGATGTGGAAGCGGATTGCCGCACGTCGGACAGCGCCCGATTTCAAAACAATGAGCGAGCTGCAGCTCGATGCAAACACCCGGCTCCAGAAGGTGACTGAATCCGGCGAAATCAAGCGCGGCGCCTTGGTTGAAGGCAAGGAAACCTGGAAACTGTCAACCTATGCGCAGATCATCGCGCTCACGCGCCAGGTGGTTGTCAATGATGACCTGGCAGCCTTTACCCGCATCCCGATGTTGCTTGGTCAGGAAGTGGCAGTTCTGGAGGCTACAACGGTATGGGGAATTATCACGGCCAACGGCACTCTGGCCGATGGCTATGCCCTGTTTGAAGCGGCTCATCACAACAATCTGACAGGCACCGGCACGGCAATCTCGGTCGACAGCCTCGGCATCGGCATTGCATCAATGATGAAGCAGACCACGCCGGGCGGCAAGACGATGAACATCGCTCCGCGATTTCTCGTGGTCCCCGTCGGCAAACTCGGTCTGGCAAAACAGTATTGCTCCTCCGCTTATCAGCCCAACCAGCCCGACAAGATAAATCCATGGGCAGGAGAACTGACGCCGTTCGCAGAAGCCCGGCTTGAAGCCGCCAGTGCAACAGCCTGGTACCTGTTTGCCGATCCCGATATTGCGCCCGTTGTGATCTATGCTTATCTCGAAGGCCAGGAAGGAGCCTATACCGAGACGCGGAATGGATTTGATGTGGACGGCATCGAGGTAAAGATCCGGCATGACTTCGGCGCAGGCGCCGTCGATTACCGCGGCGCGTATAAGAACGCCGGCGCATAACGACCCATCAATTGTTCCAGAAAGAAGAGAAAGCCCGACATATTCGGGCTTTCTTCATTTGAACCAAGGCCTGAAACGATTTCCGAAAGAACAAAGGGGAAAAGGAAATGGCAAAAAATTATGTCAGCGAAGGCAGATTCATCAATGCAGCGGCGACGGACCCGGCGACGCCCGTATCCGGTGATCCGGTTCGAGTCGGCGAAATCCCCGGGGTGGCTATCACCAATGAGGGCGCCGGAGATAATGCCGCCGACGAGACCACCATTTGCATCAGCGGGATTTTCAATCTCCAGGTAAAAGGAGTCGACGGCTCGGGCAACAGCGCCGTTGCTCCCGGAGACAAAATCTACTACGTGGATGCCGACACTCCGAAGCTCAGCAAAAAGGCTACGGGGCGCCTGTACGGCAAAGCTCTGGGTGCAGTGACTTCAGGGGCAACGGCAACAATCCCTGTCCTGCTGGTACAGGCATAGCCCATGAGCTATAACGATGTCATTGATGGCATGAATAAAGCCTGTCTGGAGATCTTCGGGCAGGCTTTTTTCTTTACGCCCGTCGGCACCGGCATTCCGCAATCCATTGCCGGCATCCTGGAGGAAGGGGTGGAAACGGAAAACAGCACTCCAGGCGACGGCAGCGTGTATGCCAGATTGTGGACTTGGGCCGGCGGCGTCAATCCCGTTCCGGTCGAAGGCGACGAGATCAGAGGTCAAAGCGCGGCTTATAGGATTGTGCGGATTGAAAGAGATGCGGCAAACGGGATTTGGATGCTGCTCCGCAAGGACCGGGATGCCTGATGAGCCGCACCGTCAACATCTACGTCAAAAAGCAGCTTCGCTTGGACCGGCTCACCCTGCCGCAACGCGCCATGTATAATCTCGGCGCCATAGCGCTCAATTCCATCCGGCAGCGCGTTGCCAGGGCCCATGATTTGAACGATGCGCCGGCGCCTCCGCTGAAATCAAAATCCTGGATACGAATCAAGAAGGCCAGGGGCCTGCGCCCTATCCGGGATCTGTGCGGCACGGGCATGATGTCCACAGGAACCATTGCCCAATACCGGCGCAGAACCCTGAAGCGCAAGAGCAAGCTCAAAAGCGTCGGCCATCTCATGGATCAAATCGCCGTCCGCAAAGTCAGCGACAACATGGCGTGGATCACGGAACCGCCTACAGACGCAGGCAGGATCAAAGCGCGCGGCAACCGCGAAATGCTTGGTTTTTCCCGATCGAACATTGCCGTCGTATTGCGAAACGGCCAGGTCCTTCTCAATCAGCTGAAAGACCGTCTTCTCAGAATTGCCTGATCATGATCAAGCCTTCCGATATTACCGGCAATATCGTCAATCTATTGCGCGGCATTGCGGACCTTGTGGCGGCCATGGATGGCGATCCGGAACGGATTTACGTCTACGACGACATCTACCCCATAAACGTCAGCTTTTCCCGGGCGCTGCACGCTATGCCTTCTCCCGGCATTATGGTCAGATACCGGGGATTGAGCGAATCAAGTGCCGGATGGATATTCAGCCATACGGGCTCCGTCTACCTTCGACCCAAAGCGGGAGATTCCTACTCCAATCTCATCTATCAGCTGATGAATGGCGTTCCTGCCGGCCAGGAACAGGCATTCCCGGATTGCACTATCCATGACGGTTTGGACTTGCCGAGGTTCGAAGGAGAGATAACGCCCCAGCAGGATGCCGAGGGGGTGGAGTACCTGGAAATAAACCTCAGACTCGAAGAAAGGTAAAAACAATGCCAGCCAATATTCGCGAAATGCTAATCGGCTTTGGAAAGAATAAACAAAGCAATCTTGCCACAGCCAATACCGCCGCCGGCATCTGGCGTCTCGGCAAGCTCAATGCCAGTTTTGCCGGCCCAAAGCTCAATACCGAAGACGACGCCGCGGAGCTCGGCAAGGGTCATGAGTTCGCCACCAAGGTATTTAAAACATCCTGGGACGTAGCCGGCCAGATTGAAAAATATTGCAGCGCCGAGTTTGCAGCCTGGGCGATGGCTTTCGGCCTCGGAAAATCCGCCAAAACGGGCACCAGCCCGAATTTCACCTATACCTGCACCCCGCTGGATCCGGTGACCGACGGAATTGAGCTCCCGTGCTTCAGCTATATCGAGCAGATCCGGCCGGGCGCCAATGTCGTCCTGGACCGCATGGCCGTCGGCTGCGTCATCGAGGGATGGACTCTGACCATAGGCGCCGGCCCCGGCCGGGCCAACAGCAAACTTGTCGTGGACATTGTGGGATCCGGCAAACATGTGGAGCCCTCCGCAATAGAGCTCCCGGCGGCCGTCGCAGAAAAACTCCTGCCCTCCGCTTCCCTCGCCTGCACAATCAACGGAGTCAATTATGTCTCCAATAGAAACATCGTTTCTCTCGAAGCAACCTGGAAGAATAACCATCGCCTCGATGCCGGATTTTATCCCGGCTCCGGCTTTCAGGATTCGGGTGATGCTACATCAGGCGCCATCCGCGGGCGCCTGGAAATTGGAGACCGCGAATGCGGACTGCAGTATACGGCCCGCTTCGAGCATGGCTCCGATGAACTCACCAAATTGAAAGCCCAGGCGGAGGGCACGGCCGTAATCAGTCTTTCGCATGATGCCAACAATAGCCTTACACTCACCTATCCGCGCATGAGCTTCTCTGTCGTGGAATTGGGAGATACGGACGGCATTGTGACCGTTCAAGTGACCTGCAAGCCCCTGATGCATGCAACCAACGGCCTTCTGACCGCCGTCGCCAAGTGCGGCGTCGACGGCATCGGCGAAGCGGAAGCGTAATCGTCAAACCCTTTTATCTTGTCCAGGGGCTCCGCAACGGCGGAGCTCCTTGTTTCCTGGAGATGCCATGTCTGAAGATAAATCCTTATTCGATGCAAACCGCCAGATGGAATTCAAACTGCAATCCGCCGAAGGCGCAAAAACCGTCACCGTGCGTTTCCCTTCAGACCAGCAATGGCTGGAGCGTCAGCGCAAAAGAAAGATCCTGATCAAAAATCTGGGCCGCGGCATGAGCGAAACCATTATGCCCGATTCCTCCGATTTTGACGCAGACCTCCTTGCCGAGCTTCGCGTCGGAGAGGAGCCGGCCATCGATGCTTTTGAGGCTGGCCGGATCCTGGACGAGTTAAGCCGGGCGGATGTCGACAACATCGAACGCGAGGGGAACCTGTACCGCATATGCCTCCAAGTCCCGGGATCGCGGACAATCCATGTCCTGAAGATTCCGAGCTCGCGGGATCTGTTTCAGCATCGCCGCAGCTTTTACCGGATTATCGATCTGCCCTATAACCGCCAGCAGCTGACCATCAACCTTGACGCCGCGGCCGATCTCTATAAAAAGCTCTGTGAGTCCCATGAAGGATATGCGGCCTCCGTCCCGATCATCCATCAGGCGGCCGTCGTCCAGGCCCTGGTGAATGAAGTGGAATCCGGCTCCGGGGTGGCCGGTTCGGAAAATTTTTAGTCGAGGACTGGCCGGACGAACCGTCTCTGCGCTTCCTGATCTATTGGCATCTGCGCAGAAGCGATTTATGCAATCCGGGCCTCTGCCCGGATTCTCCCGGTCATGATGAACCCTGCGGTCATTGCCCGCTGAACAGGCTCGACGCAGCCTACAATTCGAACTCCGGCCGGCTTCTGCGCCGCGCCCTGGATTTGCGTGCGGCACTCAAACTCGGGATTCATCTCACTCCCGCCGATATCGATGCGGATGAATTCCTCGCCTTGCAGATAGTCGAAGAAGAAATAGACAGGCTGGAAGAGGAAAAGGCTGCAAAGCGTTAGAACAGGTCCGACGAAATAAATGGCAGACAACAATAAACTCGAACTCGTCATCCAGGTCGACTCCAGGGGCGCCAATAGTGCGCTCAAAAGCCTGAACCAGCAGCTTTCCGGCTTCGAAAAGCAGGCCGTTTCTTCAACCAAAGCCGCCACCGCAGGATTTGACGGGATGACCGCATCCATGGCCAAGGGTGTTGTTGCCGGCAACGCCATATATGACGCCATGAAAAAGGCCCTCGGCATCCTGAAGTCTTTCACGCTGGATGCCGTCCGCGCCCAGGATGAAATGGGAAAGATGGCCCAGAAAGTTGGACTCAGCGTGGAAGAATTATCTTCTTTCAGCCATGCTGCCAACCTGTCCGGTCTGGAAATGCAGGGCTTGGCTACCGGCCTCGGGATATTGTCGAAAAACATGCTGGAAGCCGCCCGGGGAGCCAAAGAGCAACGCAAAAACTTTGCAATGATCGGCGTGGAATACAAAAACGCCGCAGGCACGCTGCGCTCCACAAGCTCGGTGCTGGAGGATTTGGCGGATCGATTCAGGGCGATGCCGGACGGCGCTACAAAAACCGCTCTGTCCCTGCAGCTTCTCGGCCGCTCGGGCAAGGAAATGATCCCTCTGCTTAATCAGGGAGGCGCGGGCATTCGTGAAATGCGCTTGGAGGCGGAGAAACTCGGATTGGTTGTCGGCGGCAACACTTTCCGTGCTGCAGAAAAATTCCGGGACAATCTGACACGGCTCGAGGGCGCGATTACCGGCCTCAAATACGAGCTTGCCGAAGAGCTGCTGCCAAAATTGATCGAGCTGACCGATCGAGCTGTCCAGTGGGCAAAGAACGGCGGCTTTCAGAAGCTGGCGGCGCAGCTCCGGGAATTCGTCGAAATAGCCGAGAAGGCCGGCAAGCTGGTCATTGGTTACGCGATTGCAAGCCAAATCATCAAGATCACACGGGCTGTTTTTTCGCTTACGACCGCCGTCGGGGCCCTGAATGCGGCGGTACTAGCCAATCCATGGGCAATAGTCGCGGCATCCATGGCTGCTTTTGGAGTTGCGCTCTGGGATCAATACCGAGCCATAAAGCAGACCCGGCAGGAGTTGGAGGCGATCGGCAGGCAGGAATTGATCCGGAAGGCGTTTAAAGAGGGCAAAACGCTGGAGCAGGTCAGGGCCATGGGGTTTACGGAAGAGCAGATGCGTTTTACCATCGCTCCCGGATTCAAACCGGGGCAGATTGAATTCCCAGCCGAAAGATACACGAAAATAAAGGGCCTCGGATATGAAGAATCTTTTGCAACTGAGGGCCCGGTTATTGAGGATACGGGAAAAGAGAGGATTCAGAAATTCATCCAGGATGCCGCTCGGGCAGCCCGCGAATTCCGCCAATCTTCTGAAGACGCTTTCATTGGCGGAGCAGCAAGGGAGATATTGGAGGTCAAGCGGGAGATAGAAAAGCTGACCACCTATGTGGATGAAAGCGGCGTTGAACGCAAGGTCAAGCTGAGCGCCGAAGCCAGGGCCGATATCGAGCAGGCCCTGCAGCTCCGCATACAGAAGATCCAGCAGGATTCCATCAAAAGCATTCTTGCCGAACGTCTCGATGCAGCGGAAAAGTATCTCAAAAAGGAAATCGAGAACCTCGACAAGCGCATGGAGTATGAAAAGACGCTCGCCGGGCAGCAAATGGACAATATCCGACAGCGGATCCAGTTCGACGAGGAGCGCGCCGCCGTCGCCCGGGACCAGGCTTTGCGGCAGCTTGATTTGATGGAGCCGCAGACGGTTGAACAAAAGGCAGCTCTCGAGCAGCGCAGGGCAGAGATCGAGATCCGGTATCTCGAGCAGGTGCATGCAGTCAAACTGCAGCTATTCGACATCGAAACCGGCGAAATTGTCACACAGCTCAATCTGCAGAAAGAAGTACTGCGTTCGGCCGGTCAGAACACGGCCGAAATCAGCCGCATGATTGCAGAAATCGAAGATCAGAGGAGGCAACTCCGGGGCCAGATCGATGAACAGCCCCAGGCTGCCGTGGACACCGCAAAGGAAAACGCCGCCATCCGCCGTATGCAGATCATCCGGGATGAGAATCAAAAAACCTTCGATTCCTTCAAGCGCCAGGCGGAAGGCGTCTTCGATGCACTGACGACGAAGTCTCAGTCCGTGTTTTCCGCAATCGGCAATTCTCTGAAAACCGCTGTTCTGACGGCCATCAAGGAAATCGTCACGTCGCATGTTGCGCGAATGCTGATACAGCTATTCAGCGGCATGAAGATGCCGGGCGCCGGAGGCATCCGCACAAGCAGCGGCCTTGGCCTGGCCGGCGCCATGGGGGGAATGATTCCAATGCTTGGAGGTGGAAGCAGCGGCCAGGGGCTTGGATCGATTCTTGGCGGCGGGATACCCGGGATGGGATCCGGAAGAACGCCTCCGTTCCTGCCGGGCGCAGGCAGCAGTAGTGCCGGCGGATCCGGATCTGCATTCAATCTCGGCGGCATGTCTGGTAGCTTATCCGGACTGAAGCAATTCCTTGGCATCTCTTCAACAATGCCTGCGGGCTTTGAAGGCCCGATGCAATCCTTCGGGCAGTTATCGTTCGGAGGCAAGCTCTCGCAGCTCGGCAAATCCAATGCCGCGCTCATGGGCGGCGCCATGCTGGCCCTGATGGGAGTTCAACGCGGCGGTGTGTCCGGGCTGGCAATGACCACAGCCGGCGGCGCCATGATCGGATTCAAATACGGCGGAGGCTTCGGAGCCGCCGTCGGCGCCGGAATCGGAGCTGCCGTCGGCCTGATGGGCCTGTTCCGCAAAAGCGCCGAAAAGAAAGTACGCGAGAAGGGCAAGGCAACCTACGGCGTGGACCTGCAGGATAAGGGTGTTCGCCTTCAAATCGTTGAGATCGCTAAACAGAGCTATGGCGGCAATTTCGACATGGCCATCCGAAGCAAACAGGTGCAGGAACTGGTCCGGCTATATGCCATGACAACCGGGCAGGAAACCGGCAAACTTCCGGCTCAGATGACGGCATCGGTCCTCGTTCAGCAGGGCGGAGGCCTCTACCAGCAGACGCAGTATGCGAACGGCTGGGCCGTTGCTCCCCCAGGAGGCGCAATACCCTCCATCAAGGTTCCGGCCTTTGCCGCCGGGATCGATTTCGTGCCCCGGGATATGCTCGCCTGGGTGCATCGTGGTGAACGAATATTAACGGCACAGGAAAACAGGCCGCTGCCCAGGATGAGTTCCAGCCGCGATAGCGTCGGCAATGCAGCCCCGACCATTGTGAACGTGAGCGTCCCGGGCGCGAAACAGTTCTTCCAGCAGGAAACCGTAAGCGTCATCGCACACAATCCGCGGGCCGTGCAAAAATCCGCACTGCGCGCAAACAGGTCCAACTACAACCGGCGCGAGCTGGTCAGTCTGCAGCTCAGTCCCGGAACCATTATCAGCTGAAGATGCCCGGATCCGTCCTGAATGCCGCCCCTGCTTCGGTGATGCCCTGGAGCCTGTGCAAAGCATTCTCGCATTCCCGCGAATACGCGGTCCTTGAAAACGAATACCGCAATGGAGAATTCCAGCGCTGCCGTTTGACCGAGACAAGCAGCAAGAAATGGAGACTTGAGAAGCGCCTTGCGCCGGCGCTACTGGCCGAACTGCGCGCCTTCTACGAGGCGCGCCTTGGAGACACGGAGCCTTTCTATTTCTATGATGTCTGGGAAACCTATCCCAAGTTCAACTATGACCCGACCGGAGCCTCGCCCATCGGGCGCTACATCGTCCACTTTAAAGGCAAATGGAACCAGATGATCGGCATGGGACGCGCGGATGTTGATATTTCCCTGGTGGAGCTGGCCTGAGCATGGCAAATAATATTCACAACGACCCATCCTGCGTCGCCGCATATTTCGGAAACAGGTCGCTCACTCAGGATTACAGCGGCAAGGGGAACCACCTCACCAACGTCGGCGTGACGTGGGATAACGGCGCAAAGTTCATCCGTGCCGAAGGTGACTATCTCTATCGGCCTGCGGCTTCGCTGTCTGAGGGATTCCCGGGGACCCCTGGCTATACGGATCTGGCGCTGTATTGTGAATTCACGCTGGCGAGTTTGCCGGATGTCAATTTGTCGTACTTTATGCTGGCCAAGCGTGATGTTGCAGCTAATCAGCAATCATGGGACATTCGCTATAAGGCGGCTGCTGACGGGTCATATAATTTATTGTTCGACCTTGGCTATAATAGCGGCGCATCCTACGAAATAAAATCCCTGCACACGGGTACCCTTTCGGTTGGCACGCGCTACGGGATTGCATTTTATTTTGATGACTCAACAAAAGGGTACTACGGCAAGCTCTACAATATTACGGCGGGAACGGTTGTCGCTGAAACGTCCACGGGACTAACAACGACCAATAATATGAGTCCCACAGACGCGGCGTTCACGCTCGGGTGTTATCTCAATATCGGTGTTGCGAATGATTTCTTTGACGGCACCATCCACAAGCTTTACGTTTTCAACGCTCCCAAGACCGAGGCCGACTTCGACGCGATGGCGGCGGGGACATACGGCGCGGATTATATCGGCAATGTCCCGCTGCCTTATGAGGAGCCGTCCGGCGAATTCCCGATCATTCCGGACTATCCCTACGGGATGAGCCATGAATTCCCGATCGCCGAGCACCAGTTCGGATCGGCCAATGCCAAAATCACGCAGCGGTTTCTCCTCGGCAACGGCGCCAGGCGCTTTACGATCTACAAATCCCAGATGCGCGAATCGGACCGCATCGCCCTGCGGAATTTCTGGGAGAATCAATATGGTCCCTATGGCGCCTTCATTTATAAAGCGCCCAATGACGACGGCAGCGGAACGACGCCAATCCTCTGTCGCTTCGCCAATGAACCCCTCTCCTGGGAATTTCTGTCCGATGTCATCAGCTCCGTTGGCATCACCCTGATTGAGATTCCTGTCACATCCCCATCCTATGCTCTCAATCAAACCGTCCTGCGCTTCCCTTCTGAAGCTCTTAAAACCGCACTCCTGTCCCAGGTCCAGAAGCTTATCCCTCTCGTAAGGATCCAGCCCAGACAGCCGGGGTATCCGGCCATCCATATCTCCGATCGCCGCTGCACAATCGGAAGTCAGTTGTATCTGCCCCGTCTCCTTGAATTCAGCGGAATTTCCCAGGGCATGAGCGGAGAATCGGATCAGGCTCAATTCACTTTTGGGAACGCCGACCGGGTCATGCGCAACCTGGTCAATGACGTCGATTTAATCCGTGCCTCGCTCGAGTTCAGCCTGTTTCATATCGGCACCGGGATCAAGCTGGACCTTTGGAAGGGCGAGATCGTTGACTGGAGCATGGACACGGGGCCCGAATTCCATATCACGGCCGCGGATGGGATGTATGAGCTGACGCTTCCCTACCCCACTCGGAAAATCTCCAGGTCCTGCTGGAAATGTTTTAACGACACCGTCAGTTGTCCGTTCGCTACGCAGAGTACCGGCATGGATTATGGGCATTTCCCCAATGCCAGTCCGGCAGATTGCGACAAGGGCTATGACACGCCCAATGGCTGCCTCGCCCATGGCATGAAGCGATACTTCGGCGGAGTGATCGCCCAGCCCCAAAGCGTCCGTATCAAGGATAACTCGACAGGCGTCTTTGGATACGGCCGCTCAAAATTCACGAGCACCTCCATCGTATCCGAATCCATTTACGACCAGGTTGTTCCCGAGATTTATACGGACAACGAAGCCTACGTCGATGAAAACGGGCAATACAAAGTGGGAATGCCCGTCAACTGCAAGATCGCCGCCGGCCGCGAAGAGAGCGATTTTTATGCAGCGCTGGGCATTGTCGGCGAAGGGCCGCTCGAATTCACCATCGGAAATCGGACAAAAACCATCAAATTATTCGGCCACGAAATCAGCTACACCATCCCCAATACGCCGATGCAGCTTCTTGACGGCCAGCATAATCACGGATACCCGGGTATATCCGGCCTCCGTTATGGCCCCGGAACGGATCCCGCGGGCCCGCAGGACTGGTTTTCCATCGGCCGCGTCGGCAGCAATCCCCAAAACTGGCGCGAGGCAACAGACGGCACCAGCGTCTGGCAGGACAATTTTTCAGCCGGCCTTGCCTTTCTCGAAATCAAGCGCAAGGATGAAAAAGGCATCCAGCTGTCCTATCCGTCCGAGCACACCATGGAAGCCAATATCCTTAACGGCATGCAGGGGTGGGTCTGGACGGCGCCCGGGACACGATCGCAGAAGGTTCTCACCAATCCGGTGTGGATTGCCGTCAATATGCTGCTGCGGGCCCGCGGCCTTAGATTTGCAGACGAAGCCGCCTGTGAACAGTATTTCGATGTGAACGCGGCGATCGCAGCCGCAGCCGTCTGCGACGACACCGTGGATGCATTGATAGGCGGCGGCGAGGAAACACAGTTCAAGTTCCGCGGCGTGGTCCAGGAAGAAAAGCCGTTGCGCGACTGGATCCAGGAAATTCTCATGAATTGCCTGGGATATTACACATTTGCTTTCGGCAAACTGAAACTGGGCGTCCGCGTCAATTCCTCCGTCGTCGAGGCCTTCACCGAAGGCAACATCCTGTTTCAGAGCCTCCAGCTTGCCCCGCTTAAGCCGTCCTTCAATCACCTGACCGCAAACTTCGCAGACCGGGAATTCAATTTTGCGGCGAATTCCGTGTGCATTTACGATATCGATCACGCCAGGCTCATCGGCGGAAGCACTGCACCGCAGTTCCTCAAAGCCAACGTCAATCTTTCCGGCACCTGTTCCAAATCGCAGGCGGCCCGCATCATCACCACGCGATTGCGCGAAGAGCTCGGCGGCATTACCCCGGCCCAATGGAAGGCCGCCCGGCGGCTGTCCTTTAAAACCACGGTTCTGGCATTGAACACCGAACCCGGCATGGTCTGCTCCATGACCCATCCGGACATGCCCGATGGAGTGATCACCGGCCTGCCGGCGCCCCATTATGGCGAATTCCGCGTTACGGGCTGGAAGCTCAATGGCGATTATTCGATCGACATCGAGGGCCAGACAACTGTCGATGAGATGTACAACCTGGTCGACGGGCCGAAGCCGGCCGCCGTCATTGCAAGTCCGGTTCCAACGGAAAGGGTGCAGCGCACGTTCGGCCTTGCGTGGCATCCGGACATGGAGATTCCCATCAGCGGCGATCCCATCTATGCACCCGGCGAAAAAACCTTCGCACTGTCGCAGCATCTCGAGCAGGCCGCCGATGACACATCGCAGCTCCAGCTTGTGATCTCCGGCAGACTTCCGGTAAACGATTTCTCCTCGGACGGACAGCCGAAGATCGGCAGCTGCACAAGCACCGCAACCGGAGGCACAATTGAAGGCAACCGCGATTATTTCTTCGCTTTGTGCGCGAGGGACGCAAACGGCAAATTCTCCCTCCCGTCCAATGTCGTCGCCGTGAGGCCTGCAGCCGGCAGCACGAATGCAGTATCTCTGTCTGATATCACCTGGCCCGCTGGAACCTATGCCGGGTATGACCTATTCGGCGCGGCGGATCACCAGCAGGCCATGTGTCATCTGGCGACGTTTACGGGGACATTGCCCACATCCATATCCGTGACTGCTCCCCTGTCGCGCAATACCTACAGCATGCCGAATCCCATCTTCAGGCACCTGCGCCTCAAAGCGAAAAAGATCGCCTATGTCGGCGTGGCCCGGATAACGGTTACGGGAGTGTCGGCGAATACAATCACCTCAAGCAATGCGATCGGCGCGGACGATTGGACCGGGCGCGACTTGATGCTGGTCTACAGAAAAGGCTCCGATAATGTGCCGCTTCGGAATTTCCATTGTACGGCCTTCAGTTCAAGCACCGGCGCCTTTACCGTCTCTCCGAATCCTGTCGCCGCGGGAATCGGCGTGGGCGATATTCTGGCAATCCTCGCAATGCCTCCGACCGAGTGCGGATCCACATCAATCAGTGATGCCAAGTTCATCAATGGCACGAACCCGGACGGGATCACCGTGGACGCCATGATCGGGAACCTGGTGCGCATCATTGCCGGAACCGGCCGCGGGCAGGTGCGCCGGGTGTCGGATAATACGGCGACGGTGCTGACAATCGACAGTCCATGGGAAATTTGTCCGGATGAAACATCGCGCTTTATTATCGAGCATCCGACATGGGAACACTTTGCCGAAACCAACTACACGAAGAATGCAGACAGGTCTCTGGTTGCCGAGCTTGCCGTTACCGTTGCCAATCAGATGGACTGCGATTTCCTCGTGCAGGTGTGTGCCGTGGATACGGCAGGAATGGAATCTCCGGACGAACTGTCTCCC